AAGATAAATTTAAAAAAGAACAACAAGAACTTGATGAGAGTTATAAACAATCGTTAGCAAACAAAAAGGAACGTGATGATAAAGAAAAGTAACAAATACAAGTATATACAAGGTAAACAGCTCACGGACCCCGGATCAGGGACCAGGATGTATGAGATCGGTAATTATAAACTACCGTCAGTGACGACTGTACTCGGCGCCACAAAGAATCAAGATTTTATAAAAAAATGGAAAGCTAAAGTTGGCGAAGAAAACGCAGAACGAATAAAAAATCATAGTGCAAGTCGTGGAACTTGTATGCACAAATATCTAGAGCATTATGTTCTTGGAACTAACATCATAGATCTAACTCCCATAGGCCAACAAGCACGGCCCATGGCTGATAAAATTATTGAAGTAGGTCTAACGCCAGTAGACGAATATTATGGATCAGAAGTTATGTTGCACTATCCAGGGCTCTATGCCGGCGCTACAGACCTTATCTGCTCCCACAATGGTATGGAGACTGTCGTAGATTTTAAGCAAAGCAATCGACCAAAAAAAGAAGAATGGATTCAAGATTATTATTTACAAATTTCTGCCTACGCAATGGCCCATGATTATGTTTATGGGTCACAAATTAAACAAGGAGTTATAATGATTTGTACACCAGATCTTTATTACCAGGAGTTTAAAATTGAAGGAATACAATTAAGAAAATCTAAACATGAGTTTCTAAAAAGATTAGATATGTATAATGAACTACAGGGAAAATTATGTATAGATTAAAGGATAAATCATGACAGCTGCAATGGAATTAACATCAGTTACTTTATTTACAGCGCTTTGGATTTATTTACACTTAGGAGCAAATTTATAATGCCAAGAATTAAAGGAAGTGGGAAATATCCACTAAAATACACAAATCCAATAACAGGAGCCGTTTCAGACAATGCCCGGTATATAGATGAACAGGGAAACAAACGTAATGCCACTGCATCATTCTGTTTTGTTGAGGGGAAATGGGTTTCAATGCGGGATGCCCCACACAATAGAGAAACAAATAGAATATATCAAAATAGTAAACGAGGTTATATGTTAACTCTGCACAAGATGGCTAGAGCTCATTTAAAACAAAAATTAGAAAGAGGTAGACAAGTTTTAGGAGAAAATGAACTTATAGATTTTCCAAAGGAAGGTGTAAATCGTAAGAATCCTTTTATTGCACAAAAATTTATTAAACATTTTGATGAACAAGTAGCACATTATGGTTATAGATGTCCTTTGACTCATATTCCTTTTACAATGACTATGGCTAATAAAAAATTTGATATAAATAACCAAGTTAAAACTTTTTCCAATGTGTCTCCCGACCGTATCTTTAACAATATAGGTTATGATAAACAAAATACATTATTTACTTCCCAATTATGGAATTTAACAAAAGCTGAACGATCTCTTTTTGAATTACAAATAATTTTTAAACCTGAAATAATAGAACGGTATATAGCAATTATATTAGAACGATTTCCAGATCAAAGATACAAGATTAATGAGTTAGAGAACGGGGCGGAGCACCCTCAAGAGAGACGATAGGCTCTTAAGCTGTTAGGATGGCTTCTTACCCCTTTTCATCACGTCCTAGCAGCACCTATCATTACCCAATATTACTGGATCAAGAGGCATGGAACACGGACCATGGATCAATTAAGATGAATTGTGTTCTAATTGTGGCAAGATTAAGGCAGAATAAGGCAGAATCTAGGTGTCGCGGAAGTGTCGCGATTTGCATTTTACGCCATTCTAGGTGTCGCGATAGGTGTCGCGATTTGCTTCGAAGTGTCGCGATTTTAAAAGGAATGTGACAGATTGTCGCGATTGTGGACAGAATGTCGCACTTTTGGGGCTAGATTAGAATCATTCTAATGTATCGCGACACCTGGAGGCAAAATCGCGACACTTTTTATCGCATAAAACGACATCGCGACACTTTCGCGACACTACAGGTGTCGCGATGTTTTGGTCAATTGAAGCGCTTATACCAATGCTTCTAGGAGATAGGTCAAGCTTATTTACCAATCGCGACACCTTCCCAGATTTTTTAGCGCAAATAAATAAAAAAAATATAAATTACCCTTTTAGGTATCGCGATCCTATCTTGCCTTATTTCAGACACAATTGAATTACTTTTACCTTTACCCTGTCCGTACCTTTATTTTTGATATATAAAGCTTTTATGCCCAATAGAAAAAACAAATCTAGGAATTTAAACACCTATTCTAAACCTAAGTTGATAAAACAAGAGGCTACATTTCCATATTCAAGGTATAAAATTGATTGGTGTGATATTGTTACTGAAGGTGGTTGGGGTAGTGAAAAAGAATTTAAGAATATGAAACTGGCAACACCTGTAAGTGAAGGCTACCTATTTAGTAAAGACAAAGATACTGTAAAAATTTTTGCGGGTTATGATATTGATGATGATGGTACTATTACTTTTAGTGAACGTTCTGTTTTCCCGACTTCTTGTGTTCTGAAGATGACGAAACTTCATTAATTTCTTCTGATAATGCATCAACAGTCTTTATATTTAAAACCTGAGCGTAATCGTCTAGGATCTTTTTCATTTTTAATTCTATTTCTTCCTCTGACATATCTTCTAATTTCCCATGTTTTATTATTTTTCTGTCTATGTATAGTCCTGCTGCCTTGCCTCGAGATACTTCAGCGTTTACAGCAGAAGAGAAGCTACCTTTCTTTAAAGCAGCTACCTTAATTCTATCTAACTCCGCTAAATGTTTATCATAAGTAACTTCATGTTTAGCTAATCTCTCCTGTTTAAGAGAATCTACATATTGTACTACTAATGGAGATAGTCTGGGATTCAATAATTCTGAGCCTTCTTGTCTACATCTTTTATGACTGTAGCCTGCTAGCTTAGCTGCATCTGATTGAGACAACGGTCCCTCTTCATCACCGAATACTATAAACTCGGCAAATCTCTTTTGCATTTCTGTTAATCTTTTTGGAACTCCCATTTTTAATTAATCTCTTTTTTTCTAACTTCTCTAGTTAATTTTCTATCCACTTTTTGCCTTTTAATTGCACTTTTAGGAACAATGATTCTACCCAGTCTACCTTGTCGTTGGGAAGGTGAACTAAAGGGGTTTAGCTTAGGTGCAAATTTTTCAAATAATCTACGACCAACTCTTAATTCTCTTGGGGTTAAAGTTGTTTTTAAAATTAATCTATCTTTTTCAGGTACAGTTTTAACACCCCATTTTGAATCAATATCTGTGTTGCTTTTAGCAAAACTTTTAGCTGCGTCAACTCTACCAGTATCTGCCTTTTTAGTTTTAGCTCTCTCAAAAAAGTATCTTCCTTGGTATTTGTTATTAACCTTATTATCTGGATCTGAGGATATATCTTGTTTTTTACTCGTCCCTCTTATTGCAGACACATCTTTACTTACTCCACCCTTAGGGCCTGTTTTGTCTAACAATTCTGCACTAATAGTTGTATGTTTTTTATTTACTTTATCACTGATTTTAGTGAAAATTTCTTTAGCGGCAGTATAATTTTTTCTATTAAATAGTTTACTCATATAGTTTTTTACCCATGTTGACAGTTTAGGGTAACTTTGATATAAAGTCAAGATATGAAAGATGATTTTAGACCAAGCGCTGCACAACCAAATCCCCCTAAAGACAAACGTACATACACAAAACATAAAGAACATGGAGAAGATATGAGTCATGAAAATGAAAGGCCTCATACAAATGAGCCTAGAGAAGATAGAGGAGCGTTAGATTTAACCTTCCTTATTGAAGAGCATCAAAAACAAATCTGGGCTTATAAACAGAAAGAATCTGAATGGATTAAAACTGATAATATATTACAAGGTTCTAAAAAAATTATAGAAGAGTTAAGCACTAAGATAGTAGGTTTAGCTAGACGCACTCAAGAGTTAGAGTATGATAATAATACTTATAAAAAAGAAATAGAAAAACTTCTTGCAAAAACTAAAAAATGAGAGTAAGAGATTTACAAGAATTTTTATCTAAATTTACCGAGAATAAAAAAGACGGAACTCGTCAAGGTAATGCTATGAGTGATGCTGTCATCATGGTAGAGATCAATGGATTCTTAGAAGAAATTAAAAAAATGGAAGTCCACGAAAACAATCAAACAATAATTGGGTTAAGTAAAAACCACCAATCTCATCGTCTAGTTTTGAAAACAAAGACCGATAGAAAGATAATTATTCCAGATAAATTACGTGATGCACTCTAGTATTTGCATGACATGGTTACTTTAAAAAACCTATGGGCCCAGAGGCTAAATTTTACCAAAAACTTAAAAAGAATTTTAAAGAATTTTCTCTCATTAGACTTGAGAATCTTAGCTTACTTGGTACTCCTGATCTATTGGTCTACAATAATAATAGCCACTTCTTCACTATCGAATTAAAAGTAACAAAGGGTAAAAAAATACGTTTTTCTCCCCATCAAATTGCCTTCCATTTAAGACATCCTAACAATACATTTATCCTTATAGAGGCCCGCGGTCCGTGGTCCTCTAATACTTATTCAAAGTACAGTAATACTTATTCCATGTACCGTGGTTCACGGATCAGGGAGCTTGTAACTTCAGGCTTGGAGCTTGAAGCTTGCAGCGAAGGGCTTGATGCTTGCCGCTTGATGCTCTCAGAGCTTGGTGCTTGAGGCTCGGGTTTTTCTTTTCTCTATATACTTTAATAATTTTTGAGCTTTAGAAAAGTGCTCTATTCTAAAAAACATTTGTTCCCAACCTAAGCGCTTGCGGCTTTTGCAAAAACTATTCCTGGCGCTTGCAGCTTGAGCCCTCCGCTCGAGACCCTTGTATATCTTCCCTAAAGGGTTGTACAGATCCCATAAAGGAACTGCCACTGAATTAATATCTAACCAGCGGGTAAATTTTTTCATTGCATTTATTTTTAATAATCTAGTGTTCATTTTTTAGGAGCTTGAGGCTTGGCGCTTGAGGCTTTGGTCCCTGGTCCACGGGCCCTGAATATAGGAGCTCGAGATTTTCTCGGTCTAGGTTCCGTATTCTCTGGATTATGACGCTGGCACCAGCCAGCGCCGTTTTTAAAAAACCACACTAATGTTTTCCGTATGATACATTTTGAATATCTTTATTCCAGCAAGCCCGGCACTCTTTACACTTGCCTCCCTGCGTTGGAGCTGGACAAGAAGGTTTTCCATCTGTAACAACCGTCGACGTATGACTCCAGGCCGTGGGC